GATCAATTGGTTCAACTTTACTATGAAGTATATCTTTTTCTTTTCTACCATAGTTGTCATCATATTGTATAAGTTTTTCAACTTCTTGTAAGGCACCATGAACAGCACTTAAATTTGCTTTCATTCCTAACAAATCTTTTTCAACTCCTTTTATTCTATTGTTCAATTCATTAAACGTTTTTTGAAGAGCAAACTTTTCTTTCATCAACGTCTGTGTACTTATACCCATAATATTCTCCTAATATATTATGCAACTACGAAACCGTGTCCGCCGATTACATTCCAGTTTGAATTTTTAAATATACACACAGCAGTTTCACCTTGAGCATTCAAAGTAATAGTAGTACCACCACGTAAGTTAGTAGGTGTAATTACTACATTGTTTGTTCCAGATGTTGATGTGTTGATAAAAATCTTAATTTGACCATCAGAACCATCTGCTAATGAAATAGCACCTGTTGCTGATGTAGCGTTAATTTCAGTCACAGCAGTTGTTACGTTTGCAACCTGTGATGAAGCGTCAGCAGTTATTGCTTGTGAAGTTTGTGCTAAACCTAACCATGAAGGTATATTGTTAAACACATTCTCTGCTGATATTTTTTTATTGATTGGTGTCCCTGCTGGGTCATCCACTACGTGAAACAAGTCAGCCGTAGCCAACGAGTCACCTAAATCGGTCAATGCCGTTATTTTTTTGTCTGCCATTTTTCTCTCCTGTTAACCCTTTCGGGGATGCTACTCTAGGTAATTGCCTAGATCAATTTGTTCATATAGTATATATAAGGGCACTTTGAGCGCCCTTATATGATTTTGTTATTATGCTTTAACTGTAATAGTTCCAGCCGCTGTACCAATACTAGCTGCACTTGTGATAGTAGAGTTAGTAGTTGTACCTTTATCCTTAACAGTACCACCGTCAAGGTTCATAGCGTTAGCACCAATGCTTAAAACATCATTCGCTGCTGTTGCTGCTGAAGCTGCGCTTATTACTGAAGTAAAGACTAATTCGTTTGATCCTGTACCACTAGCATATTGCAAGTTGTATGGTCCACGACCTGAGCCTGAACCTGCGTTGTTGTTTTGTACAGCCACGTAAGGTGTACTAGTAACATCAACCGCTTCGTTAAATCTTACTCTAACAGACAAGTTGTATCCTGCTGATACGTCTGCTTGTGCTGAAGTTGTAATCCATTCAATTTCTGTAATATTTGCTGAACCCATATTTGTAGCTAATCCACCGATTGCTACCAATACTTCGGGTGTTGCACTTGTATTGTCATTACCTGACAATACTGAGCCTGCTTCTCTTACCCAACCTGAAGCGTTTGCAAAGACTTCTTTTTTTTCAGCTGTTGTAAGATTTTTAGGCTTTATATCGTTTCCCCATAAAGACATATATCTCTCCTTAAATTAATTATTGTTATATAACAGTACTATTTATAAGATTAAAAGCCTAGTCTTTTGAGTTGGGCGATAGTTTTTGATGTGTTTGTGTGATGTATGCCAGTACCACCAGCATTGATAAACTCTCTTACGTTCTTCTCGTAATCGTCAATAAGAATAGACGGATTGCCTTTTTTAGCAAAGAGTTTCTTTTCTTTTCTTCTAACAAGGTTTATCTTTGATCTGTTAGATATACCTGCATTTTTACTTAACCATTTAGTTTTACCAGGTATACAGTTAGGGTCGTAAGACTCTTCTACGTATGCTGATAATATATGTGGATCAAATTTTGATATGTAAGACCATAGTTGTCTGCCACCAGGCATCCAAGGTAGTGTTGACCAAAAGTCTTTTTTCTTTTTGATATGCGACCACTTCTCTCTACTTGATGGTATATTCATCCATTTGTTGATTGACATACCTGTAGTTTTCTGAGCGCCTGTTTTAAAGTCTGCAAGCACTCCATCCATGTCGCAATATATGATAGGTTTACTCATAGTGTTTCCTTATACTATTATACTATCATATAATAGTGCTTTTGTCAATTGACAAAGTGTCGCAACTAGATAGGTCTTGCTGATGGTTCAAGGTCTATAACTGCAGCCTTTTGACCTGTGTCTGTTTTGCCATTGTTTCCAAGTCTAACTAGTTTAGTTTCTTGTCTTAACTTGTTAAATGGTTTCTTTTGATCTGTCTTCTTCATAGCAGCGTCTTTTTTATCTTGGTTTGTTTTCTCACCATGATCGTCCTGATTTACTGCTTCATTTTTTGGTACACAGTTAGGGACTTGTTTGCCACCTTTCATTTTAGTACCAACTTGTTTATGAGAATCCCAACACGCTTCATCTACTTCTTTATGTTTTTTAGAACTAGTAATCTTGTCGCCGATTTTATTACCTACAGCTGTACCAGCAGCCGCTGCCGCTGTTCTTCCTAATGCCATTGCCGCAGGATTTTCTTTCATTGCTTTAGATATTGCTTTTCTTCTCTTATGTAAAAACTTATCAGATGAATCTGTATCGCCATCGTTGTCAATGTCTTTATCTTTTCTATCGTCAAACTTTTTCTTAACTGCGTCTTTGTTAACTGGATCCATTCCTTCACTTACAACTTTACTTGCGATTTCTTCTAGTGATCCTTGTTTACTTTCAAAGTATTTTTTTTCTACTGATAATTTTACGTCTGTTACTGGTTTTGAAAAGGCAACTTGTTCAGAAGCAATTGTATTAATCTTATCCTCTAAGCTGTCTTTTCTTGTATCAAAATATTTTTTGTTCATTACTTTTTGCTCCTTACTTTCGCTGCTAAATCTTTATCTGCTTTACCCCAAGTACCAGATGATTTAGTTACGAAACTGTTAACTCTTGCCATAGCCCATTGTTGTGGTGTAGTACCTGGTCTATGACCACCTTTCCATGCAGCCATACCTCTATCGTAAACTTTCTTTAAGATAGAATAAGGCATACCTGTTTTTTCTGCTTTGTTTTTTACAGCAGTAATCGCTTCAATAAGAGATTTTGCTGGGTGTACTTGTTCTTTTTTCATTTTACCTCTTAACTGATCCATTTTCATTTGTATAGTTTCTATATCATTTTTAGCTATAGCCATAGGTGTCTTGTCTTTAGACTCACCTGGATCTAAATCTTTTAGTTTAGTTTGTAACGCCATTTGACGTGTTCTTAATTTTGCCATGTTCTCAGCGTCTTTAGAAGCATCCTCAATTAATTTTGAAAGATGAGGTACGTTTGCTTGTCTGATTGCCAACTGTGTAGGTATGTCTAATCTTTTAATCATAGCCTTTACAGCAGGTGTAACGTCTGAAGCTTTCTTACCTTGCCATACTTTTTTAATATTTGCAATTTGTGTAGGGTTCATTTTACTTCTTAAATAATCACCCACATCTTCTTTCTGCATTCCTTTTATATCAGGACTGTTGTCAGATTTAAACTTGATGTTACCTCTTAAAGTATCTTGTGTAACAGTTACTTCTTTGTTACCTTGTGATCTGTATTCTTTTGCTTTGTTGTCAGCAGAGTCTTTTGTTTTAAAAGGTGACGCATATCTTTTGCCATCTTTACCTCTCCATCTAACAACGTAAACAGTTGTAAACTCGTTTAGAGATTCGTAATCCCAACCACTTCTATATCTTGTTACCATTTTTTGCAACTCCAATATCTTGCTTTCCATTTAGGTCCTGGATTATCACAGTTATGTCTTGCTCTGAAGCTCTTTCTTCTTGCAGGATTATCTCTTTTGATTTCCATATTAGGATCACCAAATGATACTTTTACTATATTGTCGTTAGGTCCTTTTGTGTAAACATAAAACTTTTTAGAACCACCTCTAACAGGTTTGTTCAAAGTAACTTTCTTACCTTGATGTTCTGCTTCTGCAATTTGTGATGGGAAGATTCCCCACTCGTCTGCTTCTTCTTTCATAAAGTCTTTAAACGTTAACTTAAAGCCTTCAGTAGCACCTAAATCTTTTCTCATTTCTGCTTTAGATTTATTGTACTTTCTTTGAAATTCCTCTGGATCTAAACCGCCTTCGTCCTTAGATTTAAGGTCTATTGCGATATCTTTCATTCTTCCTTCTTGCATATTACTATTGGTGTCAATCACTTTATTGAACATCTTATTGTATGTTTCTTCAATTTTAGATTGCCACTCTTCCCCATATCTTTCCTTATATTTATTAATCGTTTCTTCTTTACTTGCCCATTCTTCTATATCTTTTAGCTCAACTTTTTTGTTGTCTGTCATGCTTATGTCCTTACTTGCGTTAACATTAATTAAATTATCACTATGTTTACTTGGACTATAAGAACCACCTTGATACTTAGGATTGTAGTGTTTTTCCCCTGGTGTTATTGAAGATGTATATTTTGCCCAATCATGCCCTATTTCATAGGCTTCTGGTATACCATCAGTATTAAATTCTGCACCTCTTTTTTCAGGTTCT